TGCGTATTCTGTACCATACGTTGATACCACCCCTCCCCGAACTCATCTTCATAGTAGCTTTCAATAGTAGCATCTCTATCCTTGCTCTTAGCCAATATCTTCTCAGCTTTCTTAATACCAATGCCGTGTATTCCGATAATGTTATCAACTTTATCTCCCATTAACATTTGCATATAGAACCAGTGTATACCTGCTTCGTAAGTAACATGGTTGAACTCCTTCTTCACGAAGTTATAATGTTCACCTTCTACCATAAGCAGGTCTTTATCTATACTTGCAATCATAGTGTTGTCTGTTTGATTAAGTGCAAGGGCATCGTCAGCTTCCATGCCTTCGATAACCTCTGCCTTAAAGTGCTTAACCATGTAATCCCGTATGGCTTGGTAGTGAATAGGTTTAGCTGTACCTTTACGATTAGCTTTGTACTCACTATCAACTTTTAGTCTAAAGTTATTTTTTCCTGTCAGGAATAACCTGTAACTATCAGCACCCGTATCTTTAATCATACCATTGATAAACCTCTTGGTACTGTGTAAGGCATAGGGCAAAGGCTCTGGTACAATGTTTCCATTGTCGTTCTTCCTCTGTGTTGCAAACCCTATACGGTACACAATAACATCACCATCAATTAGCAGTTCCATTAGAATGGAATATCTACTTCTGCACCAGTAAGTTCTTCTAGCGACTCTGGTGCATCAATTCGGTTGCCGTGAATATATAGTGGTAATCCAAACATACTAGCTTGTGCTGGGTTGTCCATATCATCTGCATCACCAGTACAACCATCGGTAATAAGTCCAGCTTCTACACCACCCTTATACTTAGTAGGGATTGGTGTTAGTGAATCAATGTTGTCGTATGTACGACCAGAGTTATCACCCTTACCTTTAGTATGAACAACCACTACGTTACAAGGTTCGTTAATCATGCTGTCCCAATCAGCCTCAACACCTTCTACTGCTGCTTGGTCGAATACCTTAAAGTATTGAAGCTCTTTACCGCGCTCAGTCAACTCATGGAACACATTAAAGCCAGATGTCCATAACAATCTAGGTTGTTCTTTGCCATCAATCTCTACAGACTGTCCGATAATCTCAATACCTAAAGCCAGTTGCTGTGCTGGTGGTTTCTCCTCACCCATGTACTCACGCTTCTGCATACCTAAGTCTGCTACATATCGTAGTCTACCCTCATGCTCACCTGCTTCTAGGTTTACATACTCAATATCACTACGCTCAGTTGTTTGTTGTTCACCACGTCTCTTAATAGCCATTTGTTATTTTATCCTCTACTTTGGTTTAGTTAATGATCTTTCTAAATCTTTCAAACTCTTTTCGATACTTTACTGGCGGTTTAACAAGGGTGGTAGTACCCGGCAAACCAAAGTCAAAGTATTCGTTTAATTCCAATACACCATCTTTATTAGCAGTAACATCGCACCACATCCTGCCCTCAATACTACCCTCTTCATCTAGATAGAGTCTAACCAAAACTAAATAATGGTTTTTTTGCGGAAACAGACTTTTGTTAATATCCGACAATTTATCGAAGAACCAATTTTCTTCTACTTCAAGATCGGTTCCATTCTCATCTTCAATCTCAGTACACTCTTGCACCGTCCATTCATACACAATCATTTTGATTTGTCCTCTATTGTTGGAATAACAGTTGTAAGTATATCATACCTTTTTGTAGATGTCAATGTATTTCTGCATAAGTTTTACCAAAATCTACATCTACATCTAACTCTCTGTTTAGATTAAGTTTTTTGTTTACCTCCTTTACACATTCTTTTAATAGTTTAGTAATACCCTCTCGATATGCACAGGGTACATCTAGAATAACCTCGTCATGAAATTGTGCTAACAAAGTCTTAGTTCTTTTTATTATCTCCTGTACCCACATATCAAAACAGTAAGTGCCAGTACCTTGATTAAGCGTACTAAAAATATCCTTCTTACTTCGTAGCTCGTAGTATAAACCACTGACTGGGTTATGCAACCATAGCTTACCATTTACATTCTTAGTAGTCTGGTCATCTGCTATAGCCTTTAGACTCCAATTCCTATCCCAATATGCTTTGTGTAATGCTTCTCCCTCTTCAAGTGTAGCCTCTGCCCCTCTGGCAATAGTCTGTGCACCTGCACCGTACGTACTCGCATAGTTAGTAGTCTTACCCTTATGCCTTTGTGCAGATAACGTAGCCTCATCGAACTTACTAAAGTCTTTAGCCTTGTAAGCATCGGCTTGCTCTTGTGTTAAGAACTTAGCCTCCACTGCAATATCTAAATGCGGGTCAAACCCCTCTTTGTTCATTTCCTCTACATAATCGGAATCATGTGGCATCATGTAATGCTGCTTAGTCCTGTCTTCTAAACTGCTCATATCACTACCACATAACTCCCTGCCTTCTCTTATCGTCAGTAAGCTACGTATCTCACTACCATACGGCATACGTGGGCTAGGAATGTTCACACATACTGCGTGCTTAAACCTTAACGTGTTAGTCAAGCCTTGTATAGCAGCTATAACGTAACCATCCTCATCACAGTTCTTAATCAACCCGGACACCAATGCTACCCTGTGACCTAACACCCCAAGTTCTTCTAGGTTCTTTAACTCTGGGTGTTTGTCTACCATTCTAATGACAGAAGGGCATAGGATATCACCTTTCTTTATCTGTGGTATCTTGCGTTGCTTCTGTTTACCCTGCAAATCATAGCCATCTTCTACATACTTGTATGTCTGCGGCTTCCAACCTAAACTAAACAACCAGTCTTTAATCTGCACGGGTGAAGTAGCCTTTGGTTCTTTAAAACCATTGGGTATCTTGTGCTTGGCATAGCTATTAAAGTTAATACCATGCTCTGCACACACTTTAGACCACCTCTTACCCACTTCTGATAGTGTACCATCCTGTTTAAAGGGCTTCTGTGGTCGTGTAACGTCCTTAAACACTTGTACTGGTGGCATAGTAGCTTCAAGAGATTTAACAGCCTTAGATTGCTTCTCAGTAAGTTCTACTAATAAGGTGTTAGCTTTATCTACATCTAACTTCCACTTGTTCTGCTCTTGTAACATGGCACAGTGCATTTTAAATGTAAGGTACTCTACCAAATCGCTGTAGTCATTGCCGTACAGTGCAACTAGGTACTGCTCTTGTAGCTGCCATAGCCTAGTGTTAATCTTAACATCCTCACTACATCTGTGTATGTACTCATCTTCGCTTAAGTTATCCCAATCTTCTATCACTGGCTTAGGTATTCCAAACTCAACACCCCAGTCTGCTAGCCCATGCTTGTTACGTTCAGCAAACAGATACCAACTCAGTGCTAGTGTGTCTACTAGCTTGGCTTTAATCTTAATGCCTAGTAACTTCTCTAATACTGGCACATCATAACGTATAATGTTATGCCCTATAAGTACATCATCTTCTGTCAAGTTGACAAAGAAGTCTTTCTGTACCTGCTTACCATTGGCTATCATACAATGTATCTTGTCTGGGTTTAAACCATTAGCCTCTATGTCAAATACGTAATTCATTTTCTTAACGTCCCTCTATACCCAAACATCATACTTCTAAGTACGTGATAGTCTTCTCATCGAAGTACACATCACACTGGTAGTTCTGCCCAAAGTCTCTATCAAACAACATATAGAATTCACTGATGTTGTGCTTCTCTTCAGGGCAATCAGGGCTTCTATCCCTGCTAATACCATGCCCATAGTGTGCCCACTTCTCCATTGCCCTACTGCCTGTGAACTCATGACTCAACACCCTAGCACCTTGCTCATGCGAGCGTGAACCTTTAGGCTTAGGGTTGACATGACTATAACAAAAGATAGTAATTGGATATTTCATTACTAAGTCTGCCATGTCTGTCATTATCTCGTTCAGCTTGTCGTTCGCTTCACTTGCTGTAAACATACTAACCAGTGCCGTAAGTGGGTCAAGGATAAAGATGTTGATGCCATCTAGCAAGTGCATCTCCTCCATAGCTATTCTTATATCTTGCCAATCACGACTTGCGCTTCTATCATAGAATCTAACCCTACCTTGCATTGATAATAGGGTGTGCTTTAACATCTCAGGGTCATAGCTAACATCAGGTCTTGAATAGTCTATCCTATCGTGCTTTCCTGCTAACTTCTTAGCTGTCTTAGCTGGTGCGTTCTCAAGGTCAAACATACCTACCTTTACCTTTTCATTATAAACTAGGTGTTCTACTAACTGGTGCTGGTGGTCTGTCTTGCCAATCTTAGGTGCTGCCCCTACTATGTGAATAGTGTTAGGTCTGATACCGAAACAAGCCCTTGTAACTGTAGCCCAAGGGAAGGATAAGCCCATCTTAGGTTGTTCAAGTGCTTTGTCTATAAAGTCCTCAATATCTAACACTTCACCTTGTCTGATAGGCTTACTATCCCATACTGCTGCTTGATATAATTCCTTTCCTCTGTCGGCTAACAGCATATCATTAGCATCTTTTAATGGTAGATTGGCGACCTTAAACAGTGGAAAAGATTTAATAATATCCTTTGTTGCTTTGCTCCCTGCTTCATCATTATCTAATACTAGGATAACCTCATTATACTTCTCTACGAAGTCCCGATTGTTTACCATATCCTTTAATGCAGATGATGCGCCGCGTGTAAGTGATACGACTGAAGGAAGGTATTGTTTGTATTTGGCTGGAGTATTATCAATAATGGTCTGATATAACGCCATAGCATCACATCTGCCTTCAGTAATGAACAGTTTATTGCTGCCGTTCTTACTAGCTAGGCTCTTGCCCCATAAATCAACAGCACCTTTCCTATCACCTACTGCTTTAAAGTCTTTGGTTGCTACCTCTCTAACCTCGTAGCCTGTTACCTCTCCCCCTTTAGTGTCTGGATAGTAGTGGTGAGTGATTGTCTTACCGTCTACTTCACTTAAAGCAACCCTAACACTGTATAACTCAGCTATCTCCTGCCTTATACCCCTATCCGATAACTCA